TAGCTTATTTATCAAATCAATAATTGCTTGTGGATTCTCAATTACATCTGAGTACATGTAAACATTTTCATGTAATTTTTCTTCTAGCTTCATTAGTCGTTCTCCTCTATTTTGTATTTATTTCCGTCTAGATCTATTCTGTATCCTTCTTTTAATGCATCTTGCCATTCCGACTTTATTACTTCTTGCTCTTCTCTAATTTTTTTCATCTCTGCATCCCAAGCATCTATTGTTTCTTGAGGATATGACTCTGGTGACCGATTGTCCCAAAATGATCCGAGAGTGTATCTTATTCCAGAAGTTATCATTGTAACCTCATGAGTATTATCAAAGCCACCTGCAAAAGATGCAAGTGTGCCAGTCTCTGGAACTAGTGTATGGTTTTGTTTATTAAATATTAGATTGCCACCTTCAAAATCATCATTTAGATACAAGAAAGCTGCGTATCTACTTCTTTCAAACGGGCCTGTTTTTCCTTCTAAATCTGTATTGTCAGAATGCTCTTTAGCATAAGCTCCTGGCTCCCACTTTTGAGCATGAAATCCAATTTTATGAATATCAGATGAAGAATTTCCATGCACCTCAGCTACAGCATCAATAATTCTATTTTGAAGAACTGAAAAGAAATCTGATGGCAAGCCGAACTGCTCTAGCTCTTCATCTCCGTCTTGGGGCAAAACTGATGAGTATGATTCATAGAAAGTGATAGGTGTCCAAGATAGCTTTTCATTTGCAACCTGCGCCTCTAAAACATCTATAACCTTTTTAGATTCTTCTTTTGTTAAAAAGTTTTTAAATACTAAAATGTCTGGCGTTAATCTTTCTGAAGTACTCATTTATTTATATCTCCATCTAGTAGTATTCTGTGATATTTTTTATTTGGGTCTGGCTGATTTTCTCCAGTATGTTTTAGTATTTCCCAGAAAAATGGGCAAGTGTACCTGATAGCGCCTTTTATTTCTGTTACCCCATGAATATAATTCATATCTCCTGGGAAGAAGTATGCTGCTCCTTTTTTAGGCTTAAACTGTACACCTTGAAGTGGAAAATATAATTCTCCACCTTCGTATTCATCATTTAAATAAAATAAACTTGAAAGATCATAATAAGGAAAATCATTTGGCATTCCAATATCTGGCAGCTCGTGAAGCTCTTTGTCGGCATGAGGCTTTTGAAATTGGCCAGGAAGCCAGCGAACAATTGTTGTGCCTGTTGGAGTTACTTTAACTTTATAAAAATCTTCAACAATAGGCTTTAGCCTTTCAAACAAACCTTGAAGAACTGGCCTAATTGCTGGGTCATTTTTGTCTAAAGAAGGGCTTGTGCAAACTCTATCTTTCCAGTAGTTAGCGTCGTATACAGTTGTACCATTTTCATTTACATGGCTTTCTGTTACATCCCAAATAGTAATCTTTCTGGCAGCTGATTCGAGAAACTCTATCTCTTCCTCGGTCATAAAGTTTTCTATCTCAACTATCATGTCTTTGCTTGACCCAAAAAACCCAGAAGGAGTTAAGGAAGGGGTCTTGTATACGACTGAAGCGTCTTGATTTGTCTGATTCATATTATTATTATATCATTTCTTATTGCCTGAAGTAAGGTCTGTAATCTTCAACTTTAAAGACTTAACCTCATGATGGCCGCTTCCCATAGGACTGCCATCGTAATCCACTGCATCTCTATAAAAATTTGTATGCTCTCCTGTTTGAGTAATTTTTTCCCAGACTTTTAGTCTTTCTTCTCTGCGTGTATAATCAGACTCTTTAAAGAATTTATCTTTTATTTCAAGCTCTATATTTTGATACTCCCCTAAAGATATTGGAATAAATGTTGCTACAGGCATTCCTGCTGGAATTTTTATAACTGTATTTGGCCTTGTTATTTTCCACGCAATGGGTATGCCTTCTTTCAAAACAGATGTTGAAATAATTGTTGTAAATGGAGTAGCCCCATCCACAAAAAAATTAGGGGGGACTATTTGAAGCATAGACATATTTGGTTCTGTTTCAAAGTAGTATCCAGAATAAAAACTAATTGTGGCATTTGCTCTTTGCCCAGTGGCGACCATTCCTGGATCTGATATTATTGTTACATGATCTGGGGTTGTATCTGAAATGCCGTCCCAACTAAACTCAATATCATCTAGAAAAGAAATTGACCAACCAATAGTATTTGCTAAAGAAACAGGAAAACATTTATATGCATGGGCATTTAAAGTTTCATCCATCCAATCTCTTTTAAGTTTAGTTTGTTCAATCTTAGATCTAGTTGATTTATTTTTATAGGCTGTTATTTTCATTTATCTCATTGTCCCATTTTGGATCATACATCTCTTGAGTATGAAACTTTTTGCTATAATCAAGCATGGTTACTATTGAATATTTTGTTCCTTTTGTTACGGCTTTTGCTTGATGTGGATACATAAAGTTAGATGGGAAAATATACAGGTCCCCAGCTTTTGGCTTAATATCTAAGCCTTGCAGTCTAAAAAATAATCCGCCATCATCATAATCATCGTTTACATATCCCACTAAAGAAACTACACAGTTGTAAGAATATCCGTGATCTTGATGTTCCATAAAATGCTGGCTCTCTCCATACTTAATAAAGTTAAAAGCTTCCCAATATTTAAGCTCCATAATATTATGAGCCTTGCAATAATCTACAACTACTGGATATTGAGCATCATAAACATCTTGCCATAAAGATTTTAGTTTTTCAGCGTCTTCGCTTTTATCAAGGGCAATGTCGCTTTTTTTAAATTTAAAATCTACGCAATCTCTATAGTCTGGCATTAGTTGCTGATAGCCAACATAGGCTGGTTGATAATTATATCTTTTTTCTTTACCGCCAACTGGACCCACTGCTCCTTCAAGCCTATTTATAATGTCAAATTCTTTTTTTAATACGTCTCTATATACAAATATTCCAGGAGCTAGTTCTTCTTTGCTACTCCATGTTGGAGCTGTACTTTTTGTTTCTGTTGTCATTTATACTCTCTCTTTTTCCAAATTTTTGATTTGTATACTCCACCGTCAGGCTGACGATAAAACTTTGCATTGTCCATTAATTTTTTTTGCATTTCTTTTACCTCAAGGTACTCGACTTCATGATTCCAGTCTTCTCTTTTAAATGGTAGAATTTGCAAAAATGGTGTCCCTTTTGGAATTGTTCCTTCCCAATCTTTTGCAATAAAAAATGGGAAAGTTCCAAGTAAGTGTACTTCGTCGTTATCAACAACTCCGCTTGTATTTAAAAATGGCAAATCAAATCTGTTCATTGGTGTCATAAATAACGCACTGTATCCTTTTGGAACTTGAATTCCCCATTCTGGATACCAGGCAAAATGGTCTTCGTAATATCCAACTGGAGATGGAAATTGTTGCATAGGAGGTCTTTCTGTTACAAAGCCTACATGCTTTTTATCTTTTATTTCTACAGATATTGTTCCCTTTTTATTTTTTGAAAATATTAAATCACACGGGGTACTTAATACATATCCAGTCATAAAAGCATCTAATATTGCTGGACAAGCTTTCCATGTTGGAATTTTGCCATAGTCGTCCTTTGTGCCTTCTCTTGGAACAGGGCAAACTTCTTTAGGAGCTTTATAGTATTCTCCGTTAGGCATTTTTGCAAATCTGTCCGCCTCTTTATACCATTCAGGAATGCTGCTTTGTGTTGGTTTTGGCAAAGAGGGGCTAAACTTATCTAGCCACGGCCTAAAAGATTGAAATAATATTTTAATATTTTTCTCCAACCTCTTCTTTATGATAAAGATCATTATAATCCATCATGATAACTACGGAATATTTTGTTCCAGACGATATATTTAAAGAAGCATGCTCATAAACAAAGTTAGATGGGAACAATATTATGTCTCCCGCTTTTGGCTTTAAAGTAAGATTATGTCTTGGGAATTCAATTTCCCCGCCATCGTAATCATCATTTAAATATACAACTGCTGACACTGTACATGTATAATATGGACCGTGGTCAGCATGTACTTTAAAAAATTCTCCTGGCAAATACTTTACAAAGTTAAATGCTTCCTTGTAATTAATGTGAAAATTCCATACTGATTCATAATGTCTTAATGATTTATTTAATCCCGCATCGACAATGTCATAGCATTCTTTTAAAACATCGCTGTCAGAAATATATTTACCCAGCTGATCTTTTTTAAATTTTAAATCATAGCAATTTCTAGCGTGAGTAGTTCTTTCTTTTCCATTAACTTTTGCGCCGTTCCATTGAATTCCGTTTTTGCCTAAAGATATTTCTTCTTCAAGCATAGTGATTACTCTTTGACAGTCTTCTTGACTTATTGCATTTCTATAAAGGTTTATGCCGTAGTCTAGGTTCTCAACAAGTATATTATCGTCAATTTTTTTTGACTCAACTCTTGAACTTGTTTTTTCAATTCTTGGTAGGTCGTACCATTCCATATTATCTCATTTCTACGATAACATCTTATCATACTATTCTAGAAAAGAAAAGTATATTTTATTTAGTACATTCCTCCGCCGAAGTAAGGTGGGAAGAACGGGAAGGACGGTCCGAATGATGGGAAGAACGGTCCGAATGATGGGAAAAACGGTCCGAATGCTGGGAAGAACGGTGGGAAGAACGGTCCGAATAGTGGGAAGAACGGGAAGGACGGGCCTTTAAAGAATGGGAAGTATGGTGGGAAGAATGGTGGGAAGAACGGTGGGAAGAATGGTGGGAAGAACGGCGGGAAGAATGGGAAGAACGGTGGGAAGAATGGTGGGAAGAACGGTGGGAAGAACGGTGGGAAGAATGGGAAGAACGGTGGGAAGAACGGCGGGAAGAATGGTGGGAAGAATGGTGGGAAGAACGGGAAGAACGGTGGGAAGAACGGTGGGAAGAATGGTGGGAAGAATGGTGGGAAGAACGGGAAGAACGGTGGGAAGAACGGCGGGAAGAATGGGAAGAACGGT